AGGAATGCCCTATACTGCTGGTGCGTGTGGTGCAATGCGCTAGGGCCTGCATTGATAATCCTCAAGGCCTCATCGTGGCCTAGTGAATAGTGAGTATTGAAGTCGTTCACTGCTTTGAATAAAGCAGCGAACTCCTCCTCGTCGGGGTCGGCGGGGTCGGGAACCAACTCCCTGTTGCATTCGTTGTGCCAGATCTCTCCAATGAGATCGGCTCCAGCGTCGAACAACTCGATGCCGGGAACGATCCACGTGTTCCACCAATCGCTTCCCTCGGCATCCCCTGACTCGCGGGCCTCGGCCATCCACTCCTCACGGGTGAAGTTTCTGCAGCTGAATCCTCCCGGAGCCTCCTTGCGGAGAAACTGGAGGAACTCCTTTCGTGAAGCGAATGTGAATGCCTGTGCTTTGCGCTGATGCGGCACTTGAACGTAGATGATTCCGTCTGTTTTCATGGTGTTGGTGGTGGTGGTGGTGGTTGGTTGTCTTTATGACAAGAACACCATAAAAGAGCCTCTCAACCATTGCAAGGATTATTTTTATTATTCTGAAACTTTTTTTTCAGCATGGGAAAAGATTTTTCCAATATTGGCACACTTTTTGAAAGCATCCAAAAGACTCTTGCAAATGGTATGATCTACCATGAGGGCATACTAACTTCGATACAGGGCATCCTCGTGCGTTTAAAACCCATATGCTTTTCCCTCATTCTTTCAACATATAAAACATTGCTTTTCCTCCATTATTAGCTTGCCAATTTTCAATTACCCCCATTACAATCATTCATCTAACGAAGCCCCCCTTTCCTGCTTCGTGCCGGCTCTTCGCTGAAGGCTCATTGACAAGTAATCCAAACCTAGTAATTTTCTGCGGATGAAAATCAGACCACTAAACACAAGGCAAAAGCGATTCGTTGAAAACCATATAATCAGGGGGATGAGTATCGCAGAAAGTGTTAGGCGAGCAGGATACAGCATCAAGTCAGGTCGCTCGGAGGATTATTCTTCTTGGGGATGTCGACTTCTGAAAATGCCTCGTGTCGCTGACGAGGCTAGGAAGTTGAGAGAGAAAGCATTTGAAAAAGATGCGTTGACGTTTGCAGAAAAGAGAGCATTCCTCGCAAGGGCCGTCAGGACTAGCGTTGCGGACATAGGAGCGACGAGTGATCTTGCACAGGAAGTAGTTGAGGAAGTAGACGCGCATGGCAATGTGAGACGAAGAATCAAAGCGGTTGACAGGCTCCGGGCCTTGGAAGTTGACAATCGCATGGCGGGTCACGATTGGAAAGACCGTGAACCTCAACAATCAAATCCGTTTATGCTCATCGTCGCAATGGGCAAAGACTCCGAGCAATTCAGAATCGCAAACGCAAACGCAACCGGAATCGAAAACGCAATCACGCCAGCTCAACCGATTACCATCGAGGCGAAAGCGGAAGTGATCCAGCCAGCCGACTAGCTTGGCAAGCATCCTTTTTTTAAGGGATCTCTTACCGCATGGTGCCCCCCCCACCCATGCCACCCAGCCTACGGAGTATATACGTCTAGCCCCAGTGAAAAAAAATCAGTATTTGGGAATTTCCTCTTATTTTAGATTCTTGTAGAAGGAATATTGAATAAAGTGCTTTACAGATTGATGATTGTGTAGATAGTTTGCTGGCATGAATGAAGGCGAACTATTAATTACTTTGTTGAATGCGGCTACGATTGGTCATGTGTTGCATTTGAGGAGTAGGAGCTATTCGGAGCATAAGGCATTGGATGGGTTTTATAGTGGGATGCCGGGGCTTGTGGATAGCGTGGTGGAAGCGTGGCAGGGAAGGAATGGGGAGTTGGTTGAGTATCCTGATCAGATGGTGGAGTTGAACGAGCATACTGATGCGCTTGTGTATTTGAATTTCTTGAAGGTGATGTTGGATGAGGAGAGGTATGTGCTGGGTGATGATAGTGAGATTCAGAACTTGGTGGATGGTATTGCCGAGTTGATTGATTCCACGCTTTACAAGCTGACATTCCTAAAATAAAAATTTGATATGTCTTGTTGTTCTGCTGTTCCTATTAGCACGATTCCTCCTGTTGGTCAGGGGGTAGGGCCGTTGGTTTATGCTAATGGGAATCAGATGGCAAGGTTGACACCTCCGCTTAATCCTAGCTTTGTTGTTTATGATGGGAGCGTGACTAGGTGGGGGGATGGGAGCGTTAATTCTCCTGTGTTGTTGCCAAACCTTCAGCAAGTACCCAATTCTAGTGTTGGATATTTTGTTGGCATTAATGCTGGGGGGCAACTGGTTGAGACAACGCTTCCTACTGTTGCAACAAGTGGTTCTTATAATGATTTAACCAACAAGCCTAATCTTAACTCTGGAAAGGTAATTTACGTTGATGCAGGGGTAGGTACTGACTCAAGAGGGACAAATAGCAATTATAGCTTTTCTGTTCCATTTGCTACTATTGATGCCGCTATTGCCGCTTCAGCTATTGGTGATTTGGTTTATGTAAAGGCTGGATCTTATACGATTGTTTCACAAATTAGCCTTAATGGAAAAGGTGATCTGTTTTTTGAACAAGATGCCAATGTAACTGTGGCGGCAAATGTGATTGCGTTTAGCCTTACTGCCGATCAACCAAAGATTGTTGGTGGATACGGAACATTTACTTGTTCTGGTACTGGTGGGCTATGGACGCAAAGTGGGGGAACAAGTCTCACGCAATTAGTGTCCTTTGAATTCCTTGCAATTACAAACTCCGCTGGTGCTGGAACTATATTTTCTTCATCTTCTGGATCGCTGGTTATTAACAGCACAGGAGTTGTAAATGCTCCTGCATCTACTGTTATTAGCGAAACTGGAACGAGCGGTGCTGTCTTTTACCAAGTGCTGTTTACCTATTGTGCAAGATTATTGGACATGACTCAAGCCAACTCAACCATGCAATTCACGGCATTGTGCTGGACTGTGCAGATATTTGGAACGGAAGGAATCAGCATTGTTAGTGGCACTACATCTTTGCGAATTGAGAATTTAGTTGGTGGAACCCCTGTTACAAAACTTGTTGTATTTAAGTTTGCAAATGGAGATGCGACAAACAACAGCCATGTATTTAGAGGGGGTAGGCTAATTGCAAATAGTGCCAATCCATGCATCACGTTCAACGCCACAACCGCAACCAACAAGTTTGTGCGTTTGATGGGAGATGTTCAGCTTACTACCAGCGGAGCAAACTGCATTGTTTCTGCTGACCCAAGACAAGTTGTTGTATCTAGTGCAAATGCAAATGTTGTTGCAGATGCCAATACTAGCATTGTTGGTGGAACACTACTGGTTAGCCCATTCTTTGCTTTTTAATGGTTCACGAATTTAAGAACCCAATGCCTGTGGTAACTCCAATGGGTGATGGGTATGCCATTTATGTTCAGATGGGTGGGATGTTTGAGAATGATTTATGGACGGTTTGCTTGAGCAAGGATGGGTCTATAAAGCACTTTGATTCTAGCCAGATTAGAATGTGGCAGAACGCTACGTTTGGGATTAGGAAGGGCGATTGATGTTAAAAATACGTAGGTGTTTTATTAACAAGGTTGTTTAATATTGGCGGTCGAGCTAACTGGAATTGCGTTTCAGATTTACTGGCTTAACTGGAGAGCCGTTGCAAAAAGTGCAACAGTTTGCCTGTTAAGTCGATAAAACGGCATATTTCGTACATATGTCGCCAGATATGTCGATTATACCCTACAATTTTGACATATGGATTCGGTTATACCCGAAACGCCACATTTTCTGACATATGGCACATTTATGAGCAATTTGTTCCATATCGGGTATAATGCGGTGAATAATCGGGTTTTTATTGATTATAGGAATCTTACAGATATTATAAAAAACTTATAAACCATCAAAGGTCACTATAAGTTCCCTTCATGAATAGTATTGATTGTGTGCTACTTCTTGGAAATAAACAACTTATACTGATCAAGAATAGTAACTCTAGCAGTTCTCTAGCCGTTCTTACAAAACCTCTGCACGATACACACGGCAAGTGTAGTGTACAATTATTCTAAACCTGTCGAATTCGATAGGTTTAGAAAAAGGTCGGAGGAGGATCAGGTCGCTACTCCGTCGGGATCGCACCATCACGGTGATTCCACCCGACTTCGCCCCTCATTGCCTCCCCCGACTATAATGCCCCTTGGAGTCCTTGCGGCGTGTCCTTGGGGCAGGGGTTCACCGAAGCTCCCCCCGAAGTTTTCACCGAAGAAATAACTGCTGGCGGCTGTTTCCAGACCTACTGGCATCCCAGCCATCGGATATTTCCAATGCAACCAGCAATGATTCCAATTGAGTTATCAAGGATTCCTTTACAACTGGCAAGAAAAAAAGCTCCAGCAGTAGGATTCGAACCTACAACCATTCGCTTAACAGGCGAATGCTCTACCATT